CGGGGGGTGTTGATGAGAGCTTGAATGGATTTGATGCGGATGAGGATATGCGAGTAGACTACATGAAGAATGAAATGCTTCAAAAGGCTCAACAAAAAGCAGCTCAACGTGGTGCGCAACCTATTTAGAGTTAGTATGGTGGCAGCTTGATCCTACACAGTGCTTTTAGACTGTTTTCCCTACTTCAACGAAAAAGAAATTCTAGAGCTACGTATTGCTACGCTTTACGATTACGTAGATGGTTTTTTAATTACTGACGCAAATCGAACTCATCGAGGAGAGGAAAAATCTTTTACAGTTTTAGACACGCTTAAAGAACTTGGAATTAGTGACGAGAAAATTCAAGTTCTTCACGTAGAGCTGCCTACTTACGAGGAAGCTCCAGATCCCTGGATACGTGAAAGAGGACAGCGCGACGCCCTGGGCGTAGGGCTGCACATGATGCCGGAAGATACTATCTTTATTTGTTCGGATTGCGATGAAATTGCTAACCCTGCCCAGTTTACGGAACTAAAAGAAGCTGTTTCCTCTAATCCAGATAAGATAGTGCGTTTGAGTATGTCTATGCACTATGGGCGAGCAGATAGGCAACTAGTTTCACCTGAAGGTGAAAAGTTTGACTGGCGTTGCGGCGTGGTTAGCACCGCAGGACAGCTAAAAGATTTTGGAACTCTCTCTTCGATGCGGGCTAGTCAAAATAATTATTATTTTGGAAACCGCGATGCGGGATGGCATTTTAGCTGGATGGGCGATTCGGAAAAACGAAAATTAAAACTTCGATCTATTGCTGAATATTATATTTGGGATAAACCAGAAGTACAGAAGCTGTGTGAGGACTTTGAGCCAGAAGAGGGCCATATGGACATGCTAGGGCGTGAAGATCACTTACTAACTTCGTATCCAATTGAAAATTTACCTGAGGGAGTGCTTAAAATAGAACGAGTACGCCAGTTCCTTTTACCCGATGGCTAACAAAATGCCCCCTGAGCTTCTTGAGAAATTTCAAAAGGGGCGTACAGAAGATTCTTCTTCTGATGGCGACAAAACCAAAATGGACGCTCGTAAACGTGCCCGCGCCAAAGCCCGTAAAGCGAAAGCTGCTCGTGGCAACCAAGGTTAATAACTCTCTGTGAATTGAATGCCTAGTTCGCTCGACATCCGCAATCGCTTTACTGAAATCCTAGAGGCATCTCGCACTCAGGACCGTTCGAAGCAGGCTGCAACAATGGTGGTGTTAAGCCATCTGCAGCAGATGACCCTTCTTATGGTCAAGAAGGGTCTGACTTTTTTCTGCGATCAAGATACGTATAAAAGTCGAACTAGGTTCATAACTGATGTCATTGCTTTAAATAAACTAGATATTCGTTTTCCTGCGATTATTCGCAATTTTTTAATCGATGGTTGCGGACTGTTTTATTTTCGACCTGATCCCAAACTTAAATACCAGATTTATTTCTTTAACAAAGATCAATACCGGGTTTATCACGATGTAACGGGAGAAGTCGAAGAAGTAATTATTATTTATAGCTATAAAGTTAAAAACAAAAACCTTGGACTTCCTAGTAACGCTTATGGACAGAATAAACGTTATGTACGCTTAGCCATTACGGCGGAAGAAATAAGTGAGATTGAGGCTGATAGCGAACTAAGTTTTGAATTAGAACCAGGGGCAATTTTGGCCCCTCAAAAAACACGACCTAACACACTTGGGTTTGTACCTGCTGTTGAGGTATTAAATAAACCGAGTGCTAGTGGAACAGAGGGAGAAGGGGAGTTTGATCCCTTTATGGAGCAAATCGTCATGCACGATATGCTTCTACAGAATATATCTAAGAACATCGAGTTCTTTGGTAACCCGACACTCATCAGTTCTCGTCCTAGGAGTGATCTTGTCGAAGCCTCTGACGCTCAGAGTGCTTTCCGACCAACTATCTCCAGTCAAAGTGGTTTCGGGGGCAGAGACTCACCTTCAACTCGGGTTAGTGAGCCTTTTGGAGCTTCGATGGGGGGTGGTCTCCGCGTTCCTCGAATTATTGCGAACGTTGAGCCTTCTGATCGAGTTGGCTACATGACGCCAGACCCCATTAGTGGGGACATGAATCGGTACGCTCTACTTGTTCGAGAGGAAATTCGAACGGCTCTCGGCGGTGTTGACGAAATTTCAATTTCAGCGGGGGCCACGGCAACTGAAATTAAAGGCTTAATGGGGCGTGCTCAAGCCACGGCGCTTCGTAAGAACAAGAGTTTCTTGACTTACGGCTTCTGCCGCTTGTTGGAAATGATGGTCTACCACCAGGAAACAATTTTCCGGGAGTCGTTCATCGCCGCTGCAGGAATGAAGGAGCCGACTCCTCCTAAAGAACAAACTGAGGAGAGTCAGGAGAAGTATCAGAGATTGCTTGCGCGATTTAATGACAAAGTAAACGAGACGATGCGCTCTGCGCTTACTGAAAATAAAGTACCTCGTGGGGTCATTGGGCTGCCTGAAGACGGAGACCGTTCTGTTACATATCGCTTTCAGGGTGACGTTTATGAAGATACCGCCTATGATGTTAATCAGAAGTCCATCGTTGTACGAAATCTTCAGGAGTTGGGTGTCGATAGTATCGAAGCCCTCAAGTTTCTTTTCCCTGAAAAGAACGATTCCGAACGGGCTGAAATGCTGAAAGGCTTTCCATTCCGTATGGTCCAGCAAACTCAAGCAGCAATGCAACAGTTTCTGGTATTATTAACTCAGATGTTGCAGTCTCCGCACCCTCTTGCGCCTGATCAGCCTCTTGCGGCTGATCCTAGACTGAATATCACTCCGCTCCTTTACAGGACCTTCGACCATCTCGCGGAAGAATTAACTTACTCGGGTAGCTATGAGCCAGCAGATCCAAGCTTCGATCCCGAGCCCGGTCTCCCCGGCGGTAGCCCCGGCGGTACCTTCGGACCAGGGCTCAACCGTTTACCCCCAATGGGTGGCGCAAACCTCTACCCCGGCGGTAGCTTCGGTAACTACAGCCCAACCGCCGTCGCAGGTACAACAGGGTTCGGCCCCTTCTATCAATCACCAGTACAACCCGTCAACGTCTCAATACTCCCCAACGAACCCGTGGGAGGCGGCAATGGGTTCGCTGGAGCGGGTGCTGCAGCAGATTCCTTCTCAGTACCCCAGCCAGGCTCAACCGTCTCTTTACCAGACGGCGCAGCCGGATATTCCAGCAGCCAATCAGCCTTCACAGGTCCAACCTTGGGCCTACCAAGCACCCCAGGCAGCCCCGACCTACGCTACCAACGTCTCACCGACCCAGATTTCCTCTCCGGGTTCTACGGACAGCAGCAACCACGCTCTAACCGAGGTAAGCGCAGAGGTCGTTAGGCATTTTGGTATTGAGGCTCCTGGTATCCTCAACCAATACTCCTGTGCCCTGGAGGATCTGTTGATCTCTCAGGCTCATCGTATGGATGGCCTGAACATTCGGTCTTCTGCCATGGAGACTATTCTGACTGACCCTGATCACCTAGCCAATTACACCGACCGCTTCTTCACGGAGGTCTACCCCGTGGATATCGACGGTGCTCAGGCTATGGAAGTACGGCAGCCTGTTCAGCAGTACCAGCCCAGCTATGACATGCCCGCACCTCCGGCTAACGTCGGCGGTTCGTCCCAGGGCGGTAACACTCAGCACGCTTGGCAGGCGTTCTCTGAAGTGATGAACCGTTCTCCTGAGAACGCATGGCGTTACCTGAGTCAAATGCCCTCTGACGCGTTGCGCAGCAAACTTCTGTTTATGGAAGGCGCTTGATTTAGATCAGCGTACATATTAAAACGCCCCCTCTAGTAGGGGGTTTTTTGTTTGCTAGACTTGAAAAAATAGCAACGTTACCGATGCGTGCTTTAGGTGATGTAAGGCGTAAGGCTCCTTTAGAGCCCACAAAGGCGGAGACTCCTCAGCCTGTTCAAGAGACTCCCGTCGAGGAATCAGACGAATCCTTTGAAGAATCTGTCGAGATTCTCTGAATGTTCTCCAAAGTTACTTTTTCAAAGTGACTTTCTATTTTCTTTTCGACAAACTTTTCGCCTGTCGTTAAGATGCGCACTCCGGCGTAACCACAGATAAATGAAACCGCAAGGGCTTCTTTTTCTGTCAACTTAAATCGTTCTGCTATCGCCGGACTGACAAATTTGGCTAGTAGGTAACCGGCTACTAAAGCTTTGATTAGATAAGGCACCAGCTTTTTTATTGCGCGTGGGTGCATTATCGCGTCTGTTACGGATCCAGAAAAAGCCGCTAAGGCTATCTCGGGGTCGTTACAGACTACTGAGAGGATACGAGTTCCAAAGGAGGTCATATCCTCTAATTTATCTACTTGTAGTTTAAAGGATGTTTGTTGCCTTTAGGATGGATGTAAAAGGAGGGTAAAAATGACGTACGGCGTACTTACAAACTGGCGTTATGACAAAAATCTTTATCATTCCATTCAGTCAGGTCCTCAGCGTACTGGAGACAATTTAAATCTTAGGGATACTTACTTAGCTGTTTCTAGTGGTTATGTCATGCCTGGTGGAGGCCAGCAGACGTTTCAAGGTGTTAATGACGAAGGTGCAGATTTTGGAGTTATTCGCCTAGGTCCTCCTAATTTAAGTGGGTATCTAACTACAGACTGGCGTCAAGTTCCCCCTGCTGTATCTGGTTATTGGAACAATTATGAAAGTACTAATCCCACAGCCTCGGGACTTCTTACTTCTTATCAAGGTTATCGTCAGCAAGGTCTTTACCACGTTGCTAATGCAACAGTGCAAACGGCCTTTGGTCCGGAACCCGGTTTAAAAGATATTGGACCCTATACCTGGTTCGGCGCCGCTGTTCCGGATAATCAAAACTACGATCCTTTTCAAACGCCCAGCTCGAACACAGCTGAGCAAGGAAGTACGGGAGGTCCTAATTCCTACCCACGGGCTCGTTTTCCGACATTGACTAATCCGACAAACGATGCGTCCGGATCACGCGCCCCTTGGGAGTACCATCAGCCCGTCTATTGCCAGACTTTTTCTGAAGCTGTTCGATCTGATCAACCTGGTCAGATGAGTACTGTTATCCGTAGTATGTACCGGGGTCGGTCAAGCAGGTACGTACCAAATTATGGTGCGGTATATGGTGTGTTGGGTGAAGGTGTTCGAGGGATGATTCGCCGCATTTAACGCTATAAATGCGACACACGTAGGTTTCTATACCTCCTAAGCGATTACAATTTACTTGTAGTTTCTACGGAACTTATCGATGTTTATCGATAATGATTTTCCGAAGATTCTGGGCGCGGAACTTTACCGTCCGCATCCTGCATACATCGTAGAGATGGCTGCAGAACCCGTGGTTGTTCACGATTTTTCGAAACAACCCGGTCAGACGGTACAACTCGACCGCTACCGTTTCTTCGGTAACCCTGGTTCAAAAGAGTCTCGGGAGCGTACGGCAGAGCAGACCATCGGTACTGCTAATAGCCGTAACATCGTTAAGGACAAAGTGCAGGTTACTCTTCGTGAGTACACCGGTCCTGCTGATCCTAGCGATCCTACTCAACCCAGCACTTTCAAGATTGCTCGGGAAACTCTGATTACTGCCCAGCGTTTGCTGCTGGACACCGGTAATCTGACAACCTTCCACCAATCAATCGGCAGCCTCACCCTTCTGGACGATTATCGTCGTTGGCGTGATCGGGTGTTCATCAACGAACTCCTTAAGGCTGTCTCCAAAGGTCAATCCACGGATACCCAAGGCGGTTACTACTTCCCTGGTAACCTCGCCACTGGCGCTCTGACCTATACCAACGCCGAACAAGCTAAGTTCGACGTTAAGGACGACCTCCTCCGCGTGGTCAAATCTCTGCGTAAGCGCAACACTCCGACCTACCAGGACGGTTTCTATCGCTGCGTTTGCGATCCTACCTTCCTGATGCACCTGCGTCAGAACAGCGACTTCCGTGAGGTGGCTCGTTACCCCGGTAACGGTCAGATCAACCCCCTTATGTCCGCAATGCAGCCTAACGCTGCACTGTACATGGGTCAGGGCTTCGGCCAGGCTACTTTTGTGGCCGGCGAACCGATCATGCCTACCGGTTTCGTGTTTGAGGGTGTGCGCTTCTTCGAGTCGACCAACATGCCGACTCAAACTCAGAGCGCTACTATTGCCTCTGTTTCCAAAGATTACAATGCCGCTATCGGCATGTTCTTTGGTCCTCAGGCTGTTGGGGTGGGCATCGGTGGCAACAATGCCCAAGTGCTTCTCAACAACAATGATGACTTCAGTCGTTTCATCATGATGATTTGGAGCCTGTACGCAGGTTTCGAACTTCTGAACGCTGATTTCGTCACAGTTGCCTACTCTTTCGACGCTTGAGGAGGTAACTAACAATGACGATCAACTCTAACCAGTTGCAAGTTGCCAAGATTTATCCTGGTAACTACACCAACGTTCTTCGTTACTGGCACGAAGAAAAAACCGTTCAGTATGACAATGCGAACGGTGTTCCAACCACTCTTACCGGACAGCCTGTCGGCGGTCCTGTCGGTGTGGTGTTCCGTCCCGGCTGGATTGCTCAGCAGGCTATTGGTTATGTTGACCTGAGCTACCAAGCTCTGGGCACCAACAACCAACTGGAGTACTACACCCAGCCTTATGGCTCGGGTCAGAATAGTGCTACTCAGCCTTTCCTGAACGCTAACGTCATCATTCCTTCACCTGATTTCCATAAGGATATTCGGGCTGACATCACTGATGGCATTAAAGCTCCCGCTGGCGCTTTTGTTTACCGCGCTTCTCTCCGTCTTGACGGTGGTGATGTGGTCAGCAGCGGCGTGGCTGGCGGATCTGCTACCCCCCAACTGACTCTGGTTCCCGCTGTGGGCGCCGGTCTTCGTAACACAACCACGGTTGTTTCCGGTCAGTTCGGTGTGTCTTTGACAGGCGCTACTAGTCGAATTGCTAATGGTTCTACCGCTTCGGTAAACATTATCAACTCCAGTTCCCTGTCTGCCCTGAGTGCTGAAACTCAGTGGAAACTGTTCACTACCTCCAATCTTGGCGGTGCGGCAGCTTCCGGTCTGGCGCAAGGTTCCGGCGTGTACGATCCTCGTGCCGGTGCGAACCGTTTGGCAGGTAAGAATAAGGCTCTCGCAATTTGCGAAGTTTGCTGGATTCTTCCTGACAAGGCTCCCGAGCGTTCCGATCTTGCTCTCCAGCCCGGTGGCTTGATCGAGTCCAATGCCTTCACCTCAACTGTTCCTGCCTGATTTTTTTCAGGAGTTAACGACCCCTTGCTTCGGTAAGGGGTTTTTTTTGTCTTGAAATAAAAATTTTGTCTTAATTTATGCAGCTTCTTTTAATAATCAGAGGCATAGTTTAAAAGAAAAGTACGCTTCCTACTTTTTATGTCAGATCGTGCACTGTCAGATTTAAAACTTGCGCGTAAAGAGTGCACTAACTGTGGCGCTACTTGGCTTAACGGCTGCCATCGGTGGGCCACAGGCTCCGTGGGTAATGAGTTGGATCTTGCTTCTCTCGTTTGCAACGAAGTAAATGATCCAGCATGTATAAATCCAAAGAAGGGGGTCACTGGAGGTGACACTTGGGCAAAACGTAGAGCCTTTATAGACGAAGCTCTACACAAAGTTAAAGCTCAATTTGAGTTGTAAGAAGATGAAATTAAAAACGAAGACCCCCTTCCGTTCCGTAGCGAGCGTATGCTCCCGCGTGAGGCTCGGCAACGGCTTGGCACTTTCTTAAAGCGGCTTGCATCTGTCCTTTGTAAAATTCAGTTGCTTTACCCTGGCCCGCTCTTCCAGCTAAATCGCGTAAATGTCTTTCTACATTTAACGCAGGAGCACAGCCTTGAATATC